CACCTTTTCGATCTTTCATTAAAATCGAATAAATCAGAAACCAGATAGCGATAACTAACGTCACCACTGTTACAATCTGTTAACTTCATTCACTAAAATGGAGCCTGACTCGCGAGAGTCGGACGAACATAATAGGAACGATACCTGTTCGTCGGGAAGAACCACCGACGTTAAAGGTGACAGGGTTCGAGTATTTGTCCACGGCGTTTCACTTGTGTTACGCCACCATGGGGCTCCATACGATGTCGTTGAGTCTGTCCGAAGACAGCTCATCGAGTACTTGGAGGTGCCACATGAAGGGACTTTCCTCAAGAGGGCAAAATACACCATTCTCTGGCCGTTGGCTTACTTCCTAGGAAATGAGCCTCCGTCAGAGCCCGATCAGCCATTCCGTTTCAACGGAAAGGCCTGGCGCTGGATGCGCCAGCGTTTCAACTGTAAGAGTCGAAGGAATATCCATCTCTGGTACTCCTTCCTCCAGTCGAAACGTGCGGGTGCTCCCGTGTCTCCGGATATTGTTCTTGAGAACTTCCAGAAACATCGGGATCAGATGCAAATGCCTGACCCTCTAGAAGACGAGGGAGAGCTGTTTGAAGAGGTCATGGACAACCTCTCAGCAGTAATCGATCGCATCGTTTACAGAACGCGTCACGAGCTTCGTCAGGTCTTCAGAAGACCTGAACTCTGCTACCACAAAGCTTCCGAGCATGCCTCTTTCGAGGCAGGCAGGAAGCGTGGTGGGCAGCAGGGGCTGCTCCGCGAACTGTTAGGCGTTGCGTCGGCTCTCCGCGAGTCAGAAAGTCTTGGTCGGATGACCGTCTACGATGAACCCACCTTCAAGAACGGTAGGGTCCGGGGTGGCTTAGCAGCCATCAACGTAGTCCGACCAGGGGAGTTGGAGGATCTCCAAGACCTGCTACGAGAACGAGCTTACTCTTACGAGGGCTCCATTCCAAGGCTCAATGCCCAAGTCGAGGCAGTGCTCGAACCATTCAAGGTTCGAACCATCTCGAAAGGGCAAGGCCTAGAATATTATCTTGCCAAGCCGGTCCAGAAGATTCTTCATTCTTGCATGAGGAAGATGGAGCCTTTTAGCCTCATCGGCCGACCTTTCGATCCTACTGATCTTTTGGACATGTACGCTGCGCAGAAGAAGTTTGGCGACCCCCAGAACGAATTCTGGTTGTCGATCGACTACTCTGCTGCGACGGACGGTCTCTCTGCATCGCTCTCCCAGGATATCTTGTTCAGCTTGCTGAACGAGGTCTCCACGGGGGCTTTTGCCGAGACTGGTTCTAAGAGCATGCTACACCTTTTACTAGGTGTGCTAGCTCCTCACCGCATCTTCTATCCGGAAGTTGCGGGAGTAACATTAGATCCAGTTGATCAGTTGAACGGTCAGCTGATGGGCTCCATTCTTTCCTTCCCAATCTTGTGCCTTGCGAATCTCGGTCTTTACCTGACGGTCCGCAAGCGCCTTAGACCAAATGCGTCCCTGAAAGATCTACTGTCCGCCGTTAGGATCAACGGCGACGACATGCTCTACATAGGGACGGAAGCTGAGTGGGAGCTCCACAAGGAGCTCGGACGCAAAGTGGGTCTGGAGATGAGCCCTGGAAAGGCTTATATCCATTCTCGTTATGCGAACATCAACTCAGTTTCAGTCGTCATGGACTTACGGGAGGCAAACCCTACCCCAGAGATCATTCCCTTCTTGAACGTGGGCCTTATGGTTGGAAACCACAAGGTCCTCGGACGAGTCGGGGGTGACAATGAGGATATCGAGACTCATCCATACTGCTCCGTCATCAACGAAGTAGTTAGGGGAGCCTGGAAGGGCAAGCAGCCGGATGTGTTTAAACAATACATCGCCATGCATCGACATGAAATTAGGTCAGAGGCGAGGGGAAGGAACCTCTTTCTCCCCATTTCACTCGGTGGCTTCGGGATAACCACGATTCGTGGGATCGATGTCGCGCTCACGCGCAACCAGGTCGAGTTAGCTGAAAAGCTGATTCGAACAAATCGATTCCTCGTTCCGTTGGAAATGCCAATGCCGCCGGGGGTCATGGTGCGGGAACTGCTCGACGTACACGTCGACCCAGTGCATTTACAGCCTGAGCTGGTTAGCAAAAACAATCTCTATCTTGTGGGCAAGAGATCGTCATATGCAGGACCAGTCTGGGGGAAGTTGTTCGACTTCCCCTGGGGCCTCTACCGAAGGGTGGAGGTCTAGGGTTGTGACTCCCTTCACGCTGCAAAAGTGGGTTCGTATGGCTCGGTTTCGACCGAGGATCCAAAACGTTTGGTTGTGTACGGTGCAGCGCCGATTGTGCTCTTGTCTGGCAAGACAATTGCTCTACACATTCTATAAAGATTTACGTGCTAAACAAAATGCCGAGAGACTGCACGGAATCGCCGACTCCCCCAAGCACCGGGGGCCCGGGCTCGCTAGTTTGCGCGAGCCTCAAAGTGAAGATAAGCTAAGCTTCACCGGGGTTGTGTCGGTCCATACGGATGAACAGTCCACCACTGTATGAGGTGGGTCCACGACTAGTACAGAAACATAATGCCATCAAAGAACAAAGCAATGAAGAACATTGCCCCTGGGCCAAAGCGCCCAGCTCCTCGGAAGGGCCAAGCGCCTCTTTCGAACTCGACTCGCTCTTCTCAGAGCGGTCGGAACGCAGCAAGGTATCGGGAAACGGAACGAATCCTGACACTTGCTGGAAGCACATCCTTTTCGGTTGTGGGCAACCTTGCCTGCAATCCCGGTCTCGCTGCGAGCTTCCCATGGCTTTCGGGCCATGCTCAGCTCTACGAACGTTATCGGCTTCACAAGCTGATTTACCGTTACCGGTCACTGAAGGCTGCGACATCCAACGGGCAGATGCCGCTCTCCTTCGATTTCGACACGCTAGACTCAGCCCCGACTTCTGCAGTCGAGGTTTCTCAGTCTACGGTCTTCGAAGGAGATCGCGTCTGGG